CTTGCAACAGCTTTATCAATTTGATTTAATCTATGAAAAATTTCTCTTATATCTCTCTCCCTACGATTGCTCATATTTGATAAAACCATCAAAGAAGCTGACGCTGCTGCCCCTATAAAAGCTGCTTGAATTTCTGGCATTGTCGTATGAGCTATGATTATAGATAGTATGACTCACTTTTTTTAAAATGGCTGAACTAAAAAAGAAAAATCCATTCCAAAAATTAAAGGAAGGATTAGATGATAAGGAAGAACAACTCGCTATCATCAGCTTGTTTGTCAGGCTTGGTGTTGTCGTTTGGAGTGGTTTTATCGTAAGCCTTAATTACATAGAATTGCCAGGTTATAGCAATGAACCAAAAGACATCACGTTCCCTGCCAGCTTACTGACTGCTGCGATTTCAACCTTTGGAATTGAGGCATCTAGAAAAAATGGTAGTAAAAAAGACGACAAAGTTGCAGAAAATGATGGTATGGTTCAAACTATAAGAGTAATTACACCTATCAAAATTGAAGGTGCTGAAGTAGTTAACCCCAAGCCAAAAAAATGATTAAAAAATTTTTTGCACTTCTTGTATTTTTAAGTCCAAGCAGTGCCTTTGCTGACATCACTGCGAAATATGTTACTTCAGCACAAATTTCTGTTGACTCTCCATACGTTATTACAAATGCTGCTCCTAGTTCATACAGCATAAGCGGTAACAATGTCACTACATCAACAGGCACAGGCGACAGCGTTGTGACAAATGCGATTGGAGGGCTTAACTTAGGAAGTTTGAGTAATGGTGTACCAGCTTTAGTCAATACAAACAAAACTGTCACTAATGCTGGGTCTGCTTTCTCGCTTTCTGAGAGTTATCAAGCTGGAGATGTTACTCAATCAGCGATAACACCGAGTTCTGGTATTGCAACTCTTCCAGTTTTAGGAGGTCAAACGACAGTAATTTCTGGAGGAACTGCTGGAACTCTTGCTCTTACATCATTATCATCAGGAATCCATACTTGTACGGCTGGAGGGTCAGGTACAAGTTGTCTCGGCTCAACTTCAGTATCTATCCAAATTGACTAGATGTGCGTTACTGCTAGTATTGTTATATCCGCTAGGAGCTATTGCGACACCTGTTGTTCCAAATTTTCGTAGCGGTTCAAGTACCATGAGTTCTACTAGCCAATCAGTAATTAATGAATCAATCACGAGCCATCAATACAGAACTGGTTTTTCATATTCCGCAAGTGGACATAATATTGAGAGTGCTGATCTTAATGGTTATATCAACCCAAGTGCCGTTACTGGAGAAACTCAAACTATCAACGGAGTTCAATTTAATTGGACAAGTCCTACTCTTGAAGCTATACCAAGATGGAAAATAGTAAATGCTGGAGGAAACTTTTCTCTAGTCGAAAGCCTTATCGCACCTGGTTTAGATACAGTCACAACTATAAACAGAACCATAACAACAACAACCACAACCGAAACTACAAGCGTTTTTGGACAATAGTTCTTTTGATGCTATGTCCTGTAAGACCTAGTTTTGCCAATACAACAGTTGCATCCCCATCAAGTAATGCTCAAGGAGTCGTAAATAATAATGCGACAATGATAACACCGAGTTCATTACCTCAAGATAGATATAGTCAAGGAATTACCTGTACTTCTCCAAGCATGACCATAACTCCATATTTAACAGATGCGTGGAGTTTTAACAGACCCATAGAAACAAAAACTGTTCAACCAATTTATAACGAAGATACAGGAGCAATTAAATATTATCAAGAAAGCCCAAGATTTGAAAAAGATAATTACAACTTAAATTACGGAATATCAATGCAATTTAATATCCCATTAGGCAAAGGAGGAAAACTATGTCGTGATGCAGCGAAAGTAAATATTGAAGCTCAAAAATTATTAATAGAGAAAACTCGTCTTGAAATGGCACTTTATCGTTTATCCGTTTGCGGGGAGCAAGCGAAACTCGGTGTTGTGTTAACTGGAAAATATGCAGTGACCTGTGAAGGAATCCAAGTAATTACCCAACCGAATCAGGTAATTCCGCATAAACATGAAATTCAACTAAAAAAAGCCCCTTGAAAATAGCTTCAGAGGGGCTTGTAAATAAGCTTGCTTATGTTTATACCTTGCAAAAATAGTTAAAAACCCAATTCATTCCCCTCTTGGCATTTAAGCCGTCTAAGCCTTTCGACCAATCTTAAACAAGGATCAGTACTGCATGGGTTAATATTTATTATACCTTATCTTTTTTGTTTGTCAGTTTCTTCACTACTTGCTTCACGATTGGTTTTATTGCACTAAGTAATAGTGGAGAACTGGCAGCGACCAAGCCAATAATAGTAGTAGATACAAGGACAGGAATTTCTGGAATGAACTGATCTTTAAACGGAACATCTTCATAAAGGGTAATACACTCCTTTTTATCTACTGATAGTTTATGTCCAATAACACGTTCTATTCTTTTTTCGTTACGAAAGTCTCCAACTCTTTGCTCACGATTTGATGGACAAGCAGGGATTGTGACTTCTTCTTCTTTCTCTGTTGGTGCTGTTACTTCTGGTTGTTTAAACTCAGGCATTTCTGGAGTCTCATTATTAACTGGCAATGTTTCTGTTATCACAAGCTGGTCAGGAACAAAGTCCATAGGATAAAAGCTAGGAAAAACAGTATCACAAACAGAGTAAACCCCATTAGGGTCATCTAATAAAAGTTGAGTGTTACCAGTATTTTCAATATCTCTATGCCAATAAGTGCAACCAGGTGCATGAATTTGAAGCCCGCTTAATTTAGGTATCACAGTTTGCGGGTTATAAACTTCTGGAATATAAATTTCTGGTATTGTTATTTCTGGAATAAAAATCTCAGGAACTTCCATCTTTATTATCTCCTATAGAAATAGACCAACCTTCTTCTCCAAATTTACCAGTTTCTACAATTTTTGGTTTTTTTTCTTTTTTATCTAAATCTTCGTGATATTTTTTTATATCATTGTCTAACTCTAAATTAAACCTTTGCATCCGTAGCCAGTTAATTAATTTATCAAAATAATATTTGACGAGTTTTTTTAAGAACCCAAATATCATTACAATTTAGGTTCTGGTAATTTAAAAGGAAGAGAAGTTGCAGGGGCGGTCATTTTTGGTATTGAGTTTCCTAACATATCAGGCAATAACCCTTGAACTTGACCCATTACATGATTAAGCATTTTGTTTTTGAATTGCTCAGAAGTGACGTATTTGTAACCAAACCATCCACTACCTATAACTGATGTAACGAGTACAAACGAAGCTATACTGAGAATGTTAGCGATTTTTTGAAACATGATTAAAGAAGCACTTTTAAGAGCATTAGTACCTGTAACTATTATAACCTTCGCTGGAATCTGTGCATTAGCACCTCTCTACGTCACTATGGGGATGATGACAAGGCAGATGCAAGATAAGGTTAATTAATCAGCAGCTTCGGCTGTATTTCCCTCCGCTACCCACTCAAGGTACTCTTGGTAGTCGGTGTTTGCTTCGTCTTTTGGAATTTGTACACCATCTGTTTTTCTAATAATAGTTTCTGGTGTAAAACCTGTGTGGTCTGTACTTGGTAATTTATAAGTCATAATTAAAGCTCCGCAGCTAAATGAACTCGACCCCTAACATCGTGATACTGTGAGCCACTTCCTCCTGTTACAGTTATTTGAGTTGTAGATGCGTGACCAAGCGTACAACCATTTGTTGTGGTTGAGTAATCACCTGCTGTATAAGTTACATAAGTACCAGAATCGCTATTGTAGGCACTAGAAGCAGACAAACTTGGTGCTGTTCTCATAGTACAAATAAGCTTTATATCTTCTTGATACATATATCTATTTCCCGATGAACCTGTACTTTTTCTATGGTCAATTTTTTGAAAGTACCTCTGACACAAAGCAAGCTCCTGACCGAATGACCTATGTTCAAATGGAGTCACATAATCTGAAACTTCTAATTGAACTCCTGTCATATACCAGTTGTGATCTGTGCTGACTATGTTTGCGGTATGTCCTTGTGCTAAGTAACCACTATTGTAAGCACCCCATGAATTTAAAGACCCACCACTAGTAATACTTGAACCAGCAATAATATAAAAATGAACACTTAGACCAGTAGCGTTAGTGTTGGCTATCGTACCAGTTGTATCTGCTGGTATTGTCAAGATGTAACGATTCCAGTTTGTGTTGGATACTGTGTAAGTCAGATTACACATTCTGTTATTTGCATCTACTACATTGATTGCAAAAGTTCCAGTAATATCACATTTAACATAAAAAGATAAAGTAGCGACTTTTGCTGCTGAAGTACCTTTGTTTAACTCCTGTAAATCTTGACCTTCAATATGGTATCTAAAATAAGCATAATCAGTTGAACCAGTTGATCCATTAGCACCTATGCAATCTAGTTTTACTGAATTTGCAAAACCATCAGGTGTATCTGTGCTTTGACTAGTTGAAAATTCAGTATTTGCAGACCTCGCATATTTCCATCTATCTAACGTGTAATAATTATGTCCCGCACTACCACTATGATTTCTTTGATTTATCTTAAATTCTCCATTAATTATTTTGTTTCTGTTAGCAAACTGAAGTCCTCCATTATCAGTCAGTTTTGCACTACACGTTCCATCAGTATTGTTGACAGTAATAGCAGCAGCACTAGCTCCTACCCCTTTTATCGAATTTACTTTAATTTCACTCATGGCTTAGGATTAGAGTCCTTAACTTTTTTAATGTGGGCAGCCCACGTTCCAGTTGTATCTAGTTTACCAGCGACCATATCGGCATACAAC